ATACATATGGTGCTCTATCTGCAACCATAACTCCGGGTGCAGAAGAACCAGCTGTAACTGTATATCTAGCTATAATTTTATTGCTTGGATTAAACTCTGGTTGTAGCATCTGAACAGAGTTTGCTAAATTATTAGGTTTAAACTGCATAGGCTTTTCAACACCTTTAAGTTGCATTGTAAAGCTTTCTCTAGGAGCTGTAGCTTGCATACCTAAAGCTAAAGTTTTTTGCATCATTAGAAATATGTTTCCTGAAGCATTTATATTTAAAAGCTTGTGATATTTACTTGTTGCTTTTGGTCCGAATATCTTCAGCATCGGTTTTTTTTTTATACCGTGTATTTTTCTGTTCATCATACCTCCAATTCTTGCTCTTACTAATCTAAGAACAAGGTTGTTTGCTGGAGGTAATATTAAGTTTGTAGCTAAACCAGCAGCTCTACCAAGTCCACGATTGATTACACGTTTTTTTATATTTTTATTCATAACAGCATTAACATCACGAGCTAATCTGTTATATTTTAAAATTTCATTTCTAGCATTTCTTACACCGCCTGCTTGCTTAGGAGCTAAAGCAATTGCGAAACCTGTATTACCAGATATTCTTCTTGCAATAGAAGATATTTTATTTACTAAAGACCAGTTACCTTTTGTACCTTTTACTCTGTTGTCGTTTTCTTGTTTAGTTTTGTAACCACTATATGCGGACATAACTTACTCCCTATAAAGACAACTTATTACTGTATAGCAGTTTTCGCTTTTTGCATTTCTAGCTGTGTAAACGCCTGTAATTTCATAATATTGTGAATTTTCTTTTATTCTGTCATTAGCTTTTACATTTACAGTGTCATCGAAGTAAATGGTAATAGATTCGATAATAGTGTTTCTTCCATCTCTGTCTTCAACACTACCATTTCTAATTACTCTACACTTTACATCTGTTTGATTATCTTGCCAATCTGATGTTAAGTTACCTCTGTCATCTACACCAGAAGCAGAGTGTCTTTGAATTGTTACGGTATCGTCTAAATAATGATTGTTAAGAGTCATATTGTAATGATACAATAAAACCTCTGTTGATTAGAAGAAATCGTCTATGAAGATGGGTCCATATTCACCATAACTTACGGAATATATACTGTGACCATAAAAGTCTAAAGCCATTTGCCAAGCTTGATCATTCTTTCCCATACCAGCTTCTTCTTCAGTTTCCCATTCAATACTTTTATCATCAATATATTCATTAAATAGATTATTAACAATAATTGCAGATGAATAAGCTACACATTCTCCAAGTCGTGGAATACTAGCTATACCGAGTATTGCATTGTCGTGTCCATCTAGCATTTCTGCTTCAGGATTAGCATCTTGTATATATCTAATTACTTCCTCTATTTTTTGTTCTTTATTCATTCCATTTTCCTTTCAAATAAGCAGTAAGAAGCATTCTTACAGCATACGAGCTTCCCTGTTGTTTTCTACCATCGTAGATATCGTGATGAGTCATACACAATACTGCAACATTTTCAGGATTGTATTTTCTTTCTTCATTACCACCCATTCCTTTGCCGTGTATATGAGCCAACTGTAATTGTGACCTTGCTCCACACTCAGCCCATTCACATTTATTACCCGCTCTCATAAATGCCATAAGTCTAAGTTTGGTCATACGTTCATCAGCCATAAAGACATTATACACATATAGAAAAGAAAAACTGGGTACTAGACCCAGTTTCTCTCATCAATTAAGGAGGCTACTTATGTTCTATGAAAGGATTGGTTAAATCCTTAAGATCATTTATAACCAGATTTAATTATAAGCATATAGTTTATTTTATGCCAAGCTCTTTTCTCGATTTGCTTTTCTATGACAAAGAGCGCATATAGATTCTCTTTGGTTTTTAACTTTTTTAGATTTGTTAAATTTATTTAAAGGTTTTTCTTTTGCACAAAGTAAACAAGTTTTCATATTTTCTTCAGATTTTAAAACTTCTTTATATTGTTTTGTAGCTTCTCTAAGTGATACTAAACAAACTTTACAATACTGAGTGTAACCACTTTTATACTTTTGAGAAGGTTCAAAATCTGATACAGATTTTTCTTCTTGACATTGTAAACATTTTTTCCATTCAGGATTCCAAGATAATTTATCTGCTTTTGCTTTAGCTTCTTCTACTCTTTCAACAAGTTCGGGCATATCTTTCATCCAAGCTTTAAACCGTTCATACCCAATAGGAAGTTCTTCGTATGTTTTAGAAGTCGTTAAAGAACCTTTACCTTGAGATATTCTGTCTAAAACAATTTGAGCTATTTCTGAATTATAAGCTGACCTAGGAGCAATTCCTGCTTGCTCTCTTAATTGTCTAACTCTTTCGTCTGAGACTCCCCATTCTTCTGCCCATAATGATAATTTTTTATGGGGATCTTTTAAGAAAAGTTCTCTTGCTTCTTCTACTGTAGGCGCTATTCTATTTGGCATTGTTCCTCCTAACTAACCTTACTCGAAAAATATCCTTTTATAAGGCATTAAAGCTGTTATATCAAAAGCACTTAAAACAGGACTAAGTGTATTAGTAAGAGGATCTGAACCATAAGAAAGAGACAAGTCCCCTATTGACTCACTTGTTACGTTATAAAAATTACCTTTATTGTCGGTAGCTGATTTGTGTGAATCTAATTGTTCATTTTTCTGTATAGCAGAAAGTTGTAAGGTATTGTTTACTAATCTTCCAGCCATTCTTGCTGCAGTGTATTTTATAACATCAGGAATAGTTTGATATCCAGCTGCATAAACAACTGTAATGTTTTGCATTCTAGCATCAGACCATCTTGACTTACTTGTTTTAACTAGATATCCTTCTTCTAGATAGGCAACATAATCTTTACTGTTACCTTCTTCTAAAGTAAATCCATCTTCAGTTACAGAAGTCATACTAACTACAGGACTCACTTTTAAAAATAAATGAGTTCTTTCTTTACCGTCAAATGTTTCAGTTATTGAAGAATTATATTCAGGATCATATCCTAAAAATCTTTTTATAGCTGATTCACAATAAGGAATATAAACATTGGTTATATCTGTCTTAAGTGCCGTTGAATAATCTAATTGAACTATTGATTCAACATCAGATACAGTACATAGAGCCATTTAGGACTCCTTACTTGTCTTCAGTATCTTTTGGCTTGACAGCCTTATTTTCTATTTCTTTTGATTCGGCAGCTTTTTTAGGTGCAGCTTTCTTTTTAGCAGGAGCTTTTTCTTCCTTACCCCAACCTTGCTCTTTTAACCAAGCTTCAGGATATTCTCTTCCTGCTTTGGCTACAAGTGCAGCATTACCTGATGGTGCATCTTGAAGATTACCTTCAAAAATTGTTCCATCTTCTAGCTTCCAAATATTTTTTTCTACTACTACGAACATAATTATATATTACCTCATCTACTCAATTCTCAAATAGTAAAGCGGTAGATAAATCTACCGCTTTGACTATACACTATTTACAAACTTTAGAAGTTTGTTATAGAACAGAAACTTGCAGCTCTATAAATAGGGAAACCTAATCTCATTGTCAATCTAATTGCCAATTGATTCTTCGCAAAGAAGTCACTATGGCTATCAGAGACAGCAAGATCTACCCCTTGTCTCATCACAACGTGTGCAGCTTCGCCACCACCGAATTTACCGACTAATGCGGTACCTTCTGCGATAACGGTTGATGGAACAACTTTTAGACCCCAAATTCTTGGAGCAGCATCAGCACCGAATCCACCTGCAACGACAAACAATGGGTTCTTAGAACCTGATGTTGTTACGTCAGAAACGGATGTTACGATTTGGTACCAGTCTGAAGGATGCATCACAATAGCGTCTGCTTCTGTGAAGGCATCTTTTCTAATTTCTGTAATGGCTTGGTAAATCTGTCCAAGTCTTCCTAATTCACCAGCATATGGTAAAGCGTAATCAAATGTATTGATTCCGGATTTATTTAATATACCTGTTAGGTTTGGAGCAGAACCATCACCATTAATAAGTTGATTGTCCATATTAAGCTTCATCATTGTTGAGAGACGAGAGTTTACATAACCTTGAACACCTGCTACATCTGCGAGCAATTCATCAGTAACTGGCAAGAATGTTGCCATTTTTCTGATGGATTCTGTTCTCTCAGTGAATGCTAAGGCACCTTCATTAGATGTACTAATGTCAGCAGCTTCAGCAACTGATCCAGCATTGTTTGTGAAAGTTGTTTCTTCGAGATAGACATATGCATTTTGGTTTGTTTCGATTTGATCGAATAATCCAATAACGCTATCTGGATCTCTAAGAGCAGTTTCTAAAATGCCCGGAGTTCTGAGAGACTCTGGCGGATAACCAGTTGTGTTTAAAGTAGCTTTGTACTCATATGGGGAAAAATCACCTTTAGAGTCAACACCTTTAACTCCCTGATTTGTATATGCATTATATGCATCTGAATCAGTTAGTTGTTCACCAATTGTTTTAAAGCCTTTTGGCTCTTCAACAAGTGGAACAGGCATTGAGTTCACAGGTTGGTTTTCTATTTCGAGAGCTTTTGCGTTAGCACTTTTTGTTTCTTCGATTTTGAGATCTTCGACCATATTTGCTAGATCAGTATTAGCTTTCGCAATACTTTCTTTTTGATCAGCAGTATATTTGCCGTTTTCATCTGCACCCTCGAAGATGCTTTTTAGTTCTTCACGCGATTTTACGATCTGTTCTTTCAGTTCGTTAACTTTACTCACTATTTATCTCCTACGATAATTATTACTTATACTTCAAGATCTACAGTCTCGGCTATAAGCCTTTGACCTTCAATCCATTCAGCGTCAAAATCTTCGTCAGTTGATTCGCTGTTATCCTCTGGTTCTTCGGATACTTCAGAAACAGGAGTTTCTTCAGTCTCTTCTTCCTCAGAATCGATGTCAGAGACATCTTCGTCATATTCGTTGACTACACCGTTATTCTCATCAACGTCTACATCGCCAGTTGGTTGCTCTTCTACTTCTGACTCTGAAACTTCTTCATCACCGAACTCATCGACAAATGAGTCTAATTCTGCCCAAGCATCGCTAAGATCGTCCTGAACCGCGCGAAGAGCTTCAGTAGCTTTTACGCCTAATTTTCTACCGTCTTTTTCACGGAGGGACGAAATTGCTTTCGCCCTTGTAATAAGGTTTTCTAATGCAGCAAGCACATCTTTGACCTCTTCGGAAAAAGTCTTATTGACCTTTTCTGAAACTTCTAATTCTTTTTGTTCTTCAGCATCTTCTGCTGGAGCTTCCTCTACTGGAGCTTCTTCAACTACTTCTTCCTCAGAAACTTCTTCAACAGGTTCCTCTTCAGGATCTGGTTGATTCATACTTTCTGTAGTCATTACAGCTTTTACATCAGCTATATCTTCTAGTAACTCTGTATTAGACTTAATAGCCATTGTGTATGTTTCTTGATTAGCCCCGACAAGTACTGGTGAAACTTCATAAACTGTTAAACCTTTTAAGTATCTAACATTCTCTTCTTCATCACTACCGTCTTTTGAAATTTTTCCATATTCAGAATCATCAACCTTAAAACCAAAAGACCATTGTTGTAAATCACCCATTGCTTTTACTAAGTTATATGCTTCTCTTCCAGATTCTGTGTCCATAAAGAACTGACCTTTAAATGTCGCTTTATGATCATCTTGTTCTATTTGACCTTTACCAATTGGCATATCCCATTTATGAGCCCATACCATAGGAACATCACCTGATTTAAAACCTGATTTGATTGAACCTGACTTTACAATATCGCCATCTGAATCTATTTTATCAAAGACAGAAAAAACCGCAGCGACTTCACCTTTTTCGTCATTCTTTATTTCTAAGTCGATTGACTTGATATCAAAATTTTCTGACACTTAAACTCCTATATATATTAAATTGCCAATATCATATATAAGTTTATCAGTAGAACCTATTTCTTAACGACTACTTTTAATAGATTTATTTAGTGATGTCAGATATGATTCTTAGGCTAGATATAGGTTGAGTTACTCTTCTATCTGTTTTTTTGTGTGAACCGTCTTCTAATATTGCCCAGACTTGCATAGTGGCTTCTTTATCTCCGTTATTAACGGACACTACAACACCGTGAACTGTTGAAGGTGGCTGTGGACTTTTATCTATACTCCAAGATACAGATTGACCAACTCTTACTGATTCAGCTTTAAGAGCAGATTCAATTGTAGCTGTTAGTATTGCATCTGAACTTTTACTTGATTTTGCAGGATGACCTGATGGTAGTAAGTCAGTATCATAAGGTTTTCTTTTAAACTTTCCAGTTCTTAACGCTCTCAAAAACCCGTTAACTCTGGCTAACGCCCACTGGTCAGCAGAACTTACATTACCTCTAACTGAACCCGGATTTGTTCTATAAGCTCCAACACCTCTGTTAAAGACTGTAGCTAAAGTTCCTGTAGTTGTTTTAAACTTGGGATTACCTGCATTATGTTTTGTAACCTTATCTTTTAAAATTTTTCTAATTCTTGCAGATACAGCTTTAGATGCCATTTCATCAGCTAGATCATCAGCTTTTTTTCTACGTTCTCTAACAAGTTTTTTTCTTTCGTTGATAACAGCTTTCATAGCTGGAACACCTATGTTAAGAACTCCACCCCATTTGATAGCAGCAATAACACCATTTAATCTTTTATCGTTTTGATGCCTACCCATATAACGTTCTCTTCTTCTTACCCAGTTAAGAACAGATTCACTTCTATCTCCTGATTGATATGCAGACCATCTCCTAAAAGCATCATTGCCTGTGAATGAAGTTGGAGGATTACCGCCATTGCCAGCCATTCTCCAGATTTCTCCCCAGTTCTCTTTTAGATCTTTTGCGTAACCGTATGGAAATTGTTTATATTTTGAATTTGAAATTCTTACTGCTTGATTCATACCCGGACTTGGAAAGTTAGTATCGTCTTTTGCTTTGACAATTAATTTATTGTAATCTTCTTCACTTGAACAAGGCATATAAAATTTACCAGCAGGTCCTCTGTCTACTTCGTGATAACCATCGCATCCTAATTCTTTCGCTCTAGCTATAGCTTCTTCAGGAGTAGTGAAAGTATTTCTCATAAAAGCTGCTGGAGCTTTTTCTTCTGGACTGTGCAAATCATCACCTCTCTCGTACATTGCTTCTGCTTCTTCTAATGATACTTTAAGTTCTTCAACCATTTTTTCTATATAAGATTTTTTTGTACCTTCATAAGATTCGTGAGAAGCACAAGGCATATAATAAGTTATACCTTCTATTTCGTGTGGATGAGAACCTTCACAACCTATTTGTTTTGCTCTCTCTTCAGCAGCTTCTCTACTTACAAACATATCCATACCTCTTGTAGGTGTTACAGATATAGCTTGTCTTGTGGATTCAGGGTTAGCGTCTCCTGTGTCCATAACATCTTTCTTTTCTAATTCTTCTTGACTAACAAATGTTTGATCAATTGTTGCAGCAGGTATTTCTAATGGATCATCTTCCCCTACTGGTATCGTTTGATCTTCTGCATCTTCTTGAGCAGGTTTACCTGTTGCTTCTACTTGTTGCATATTAAGTGGTCTTAAATAAACATTATGAGAATCATCAGCAGCTAAACCAACTGCATTTCTAGCTTCACCAATTGTTGCCCAACCACCTGAAACAGCAGTGTTCATTCTTTTA